CGGCCAATGCCGAACACACCATCGGTGAGCATCAAATACATGTAGCTACGTTTGCTCGGATTTTGAAGCTTGAAGGCTGTCCAGTCGTGGAACAGCTCCCTGTCGTCCTCATCAGGTAGAATATGTTCAACGTGGCGGAGATATTCTTCAGGCTCCTCACCAGATGCTTGAGGATGATCACACCGCCTGAATAAGTTGAAGTGATTATCCACCACGCGGTTTTCATTGATGGGATCGTACACCACGGACTTGACACGTTCGGTGCCATATCCATCCTGCCACTCCTCCCCCAGCTTCTTCCAGATCTCCCGGGCATTCCGGCCGGCTGTCCAGCGTCCGGTGTTGATCATATATGTCCGGGAGTTTTTGAAGTCATTGAGTCTAGCTGTGGGATCACCGTCAACTGCTTTGGACATGAAATCACCGACCAGTCCCGATTGCTCTATTAGACAGTATCGCTGCTGTGTGTATTCGAGCTCGGCCGATGCTGGGATCGGGTAGCTCTCTCTGAGCAGGGCAGCCACGTCATCACCACGGCGATTTTTGCAGCTGTCATGGTGGCAGCGGAACCCACGGGACTCGGGGTTATCCGTCGTGCCTAGTGGATAGTATATGGCATGGTCCTTTGGTCGGTCAGTGTGGCTCTCACCCCATGGGCACTCAATAAGAATGCCTTCTCCATTAGTACCGACCACCCAGCCTTCGTCTATCATCGCTTGAGCTGTGCTGTCGACAATTTCAAACGTGGCAGAGAAGCTGGGAGCAGTAGGGACATTAAACGCCTGCTGAATTTCGTCGGCCGTGTATCGGATTTTCGACCAAGCGATGAGCCGGCATTTGAATGTGTCCAGTTCGTCGTCAATGATCTTGTTCCTTATCCCCCATGGGAGCCTGACGAACTTATTGACCAAGGCGCCTCCAGCATCGGCTATTCCCATGCCGTAGATATGCTGAACCATCGCCTTGGAGCGATCAAGGTCCTCCAAGGGAGCATCAAATACGTAGCCGCATTGATAATTCTCCTTGGAGGACTCGATGATATAGGATGGCTCAAGCGGGAGATCGGAAATATTCACACCTTTTGTCCCAATATCATCTAACACTATTGCAGCCAGTCCACCGAAGTTGTCCTGACTGTTTCTGTGACTGTTAGATCCGATCATTGTGCTGATATAGAACGACGCATTAGCTGTTGATAATCCTTCGAACCGTTCGATAAATGATCTGAGATCCGAAGGCGGCCAGCCTCTTTCTCCGATCGGCCCGTCTTGAATACAGAAAATTGTGTTGGAGTGAGCAAAAAATTCCGCGATGAAATCCATCACGATCTGGGGGGAGGCCTCGGGTTTCTTCTTCCTAGCGGCCATGTTTACATCCACCGCTAAGCGCCATATATTCTGTCATGTCTGGTGTTCCTTCCGATCATTCAGATTTGAGTCCCTTAATCCCCTCGGTCTTGGCAGACCGAGGGGATTTTGGTGAGCAACACAATACCTCCAACCAGTCATCAAGTAAATTTATCTTTGACGGGGATCGACAGCCTCTCCCCCGCACGAGCACACGTAACGCGATTTAATAAGACGAACTTTAGGGGTTTACATAGGGGTATACATTTAGTAGATTTAAATCGAGATAAACAGCAGCAAGCAAGGAGACAGACAGATGAACATCACTGAAAAAGAGCGCAACATCTTAACCCGCATTTGCCTTTCTGATTACAACGACGGAGCCACCGTGTGTGGACACATGGTTTGGGATTTTAGCGTTCACCTTGACAAAGATACCGCATCTTTCCCCGGCATCGTTTCTTCGCTTTTGAAAAAGAAACTCGTAACCGTCGAAGATTATGACGACACCGACAAAACGATTGCCATCACTCAAACCGGCCTCGACGCCATCGGCGGCTTTCCCGCCTAACCCCAACCCACATATCCCATCAGCCGCTGGCGATTAAATTCGCAGCGGCTTTCGGGGTAGATAAACCAAACAGGAGACAGACAGATGACCAACGAATATTTTGAATACGCGACAGACACCGATTGGGATCGCGCAGACGCTCGCCAACGCGGATCAGAAAATATTAATCAAGCCTGGGTTTTGACCGATCGTGATGTTTGGCACAAAAATCCATTTTATACTGGACGCGCAGTTCCTCATCCCGAAGACCCCTCAAATGATCCAGAATATCAGGCGTTAGTCGATGCGGCTAATTGCGAGAGTGACGCAGTCGAGAGTGATGATTTGGATGATTGTCCGTTTTGATCAACCCACATATCCCATCAGCCGCTGGCGATTAAATTCGCAGCGGCTTTCGGGCTGTCAACCACTCACAGGAGAAAAGAAAATGACCACAATGACCGAAACCAAAACCATTCTTATCAACGTCGCACCGCGATTTGCTATGGACCACAGCGATCGCGATCTGGAAACTGGCCGCGAAGTTTGCCGCAGTAATCGCTATATTACTTACGAAGTCAACGTCTCCGAATTACGCGAATGGTTGTCCGACGCTCGCTTCTATAGTGATTGCGCCGGGCAAGGTTGGACCATGCACAATGCGGGCGGGCTTCAAAGTTCAGCGCGCGCCACTGTCAAAAGTATCCTCAAAACTATGCAGTTCTATTTGATCGATCGCCCTCTAAATGACAGCACAGGCGACAGGATTTTTGTCGAGGGGTAACCTTCCCTCTTCCATCCCAACCTCAAAGCCCCTCGCAGGGGCTGAAAGGCTGTCAACCACTCACAGGAGATAGGAACTCAGATCATGACCGATTTTTTTGAAGGCCTCGACACCGATCTCAGCACAGTCACCATGAAAGCTTCCGAGCCGCGGACCACGTACCCCTGCCAAAATTGCGCCGGAACCGGGACTTGGGTCTCCCCTCTCGGCCGGAAACGTGGCAAATGTCACATCTGTAAAGGCAAAGGCCATTTTTTCACCAGTCACAGAGATCGCATGATCAATCGCGCCAAAACTCGTCAGTCCAAGGCCAAGCGTCTGGCCGAAGCCCAGGGCGGATTTCATGAAACTAACCCCGGACTGATCACCTCCCTTTCCGGCATGACCGACTGGAACGACTTCGCCCGGTCCCTGGTGGAACAGTTCAATTCCCGCGGATTTCTCTCCGAAAAACAAACCGCGGCGGCTAACCGGATGATCGCCAAAGTTGAGGCCACCCGGCAAGCCAAGGATCAGGCTCGCGAAGAAAATTCAGTCCAAATCGATCTGACTCCCATCCGGGACATGTTCGACGCGGCCCACACAAATGGCCACAAACGGCCCAAGTATCGGGCTGAAGATCTGGTCATCAGTCGCGCTCCTGACCACGGACGGAATGCTGGCGCCCTTTACGTCAAAATGAATGACGAATATCAGGGCAAAATCACATCCTCCAATGTCTTTTATCCGACGCGTGAAGCCGATAGCTCCACGGTCGATAAGCTCAAGGTCATTGCAGAAAATCCCAAGGAAGCGGCAGTTAGACACGGCCAACGCACAGGCAGCTGCTCCTGCTGCGGACGTGAGCTGACCAACCAGGTCTCAATTGACTTGGGTATTGGCCCCATTTGCGCAGGGAGGTGGGGACTTTAACCTCCCATTCCATTCCAACCTCTAAGCCCCTCGCAGGGGCTTTTAGGCTGTCAACAACTCATAGGAGACAGACAGATGACTAAGCAACTAAAAAGTTGGGCCGTAATCGACCGGAACGGTGAGCAGTTTATTTCGGCGAAATCTATTTATTTTTCCGCGACCGGCAATTTAGCTTCACCGGGATTATCAAGACCGACGGGGTCCAGCGCCACATCCAATCTTCGCCGCGCCTGGCTGCTCGCAAAGTCTGAGGCAGATCACATTAATGATGATGAGGGCATTGGCACCGTGACCGTTGAGCTGCGACCAGTGAACGAAGTTTCCGAGTGAGCCGTAACGAAGATCGGCGTCTACCCGACCGAGCGAGTGCTCGACGAGACGAACCTGACCGGCGCTGTTGTCGATATCGTTCGCGACAAAGTCTGCATCGACGCCAG